AATTGCTTCTCTAGCACTAGCAGTAATACTAGCGGCTAAATCTACATCAGCCCAACCAAATCCTTGAAAAGCAACAATGCCATAAAATGATGCCATTAATCTCTTTACTGCCATTTGATTGTTATTCCACTTAACAACTTCTGATTTATTATCATTCTCTCTTGCTTCACGCATAAGTCGCTTGTAATCATTCCTCAATTCTTTGAGTTCTAAAACTGCTCTCGGCAATAAACCAAGTTTGTCAGTTTTATAATATAACATTCTCTTTTCTTTGACTTCGCTGAAATCTCTCGGTGTTAAGATATTAACCCCGAATTCAGTTGGTTCTGTACTCTTGGTTTCAAATGAAATGTTTCTAGCAATCATCATACTGGGATAAAGACCAGCAAAATCGAAAGCCGCTACATTAAGATGTAAACCATTTGTACTTTCACTAAGAGGGTCATAAATCATAGCACCATCATATTCTTGACGTTTCTCTACTCTAACTCCAGTAGGAGCAATCCATTCAGCATTACGCATAAAATAGATTGAACCCATATGGCTAGCATAAAAACAAGCATTGAAAGGAGCAATGAGTAATCTCTGTAATGCTACAATTGCTTCGCTACAATAATTAGTTTCATCCAACTCTACCATTAGTTCAACATCGACTAAAGCATACTTCAAATATGTTTCAGTATCTTCTAACCATGCTCTACGATAAAACTCGTTAGGGTCTGGAAACTTTTCTGAAACTAGTTTCTTACGATTAAGAACTAATTCAGATATATAATCTAAAGACATTGAAGGCAAAGTTCCTCTTTGTGAATCATTCCATTGACGTTCAAAGGCTAGGTCTAAATTGAGGGTTATGCGCCCTCCTATGGGCTGTTCGATTGTTCCGAAGCCCTTCTCTGCATACAGAAACTTATGTCCATTTCTCGTAGGTATGACCCCTTTAACCTCCCCTGTTGGGGATATGACGTTGGGATTTAAACCCAATGCACACGCTCTGTCGAGAAGTTTAGGAATATCTGCAAAGTTACCAAACCAAGCAATAAGCATATCTGGATTTAAATAAGAAAAATAGGACATAAAATTATCAATCATGTCTCTTTCATTATCAAATGTAAACTTACTTCCTTCGTGCTTACCATTATTAATAGGTTCAGAAACCCATCTTGTTGCATCAGGAAACCATACCCATTGGTAATATGCTTCATCATAATTATCATAAACTACAATAGTTGTAATTTTATCATGATGTTCTCCACCTTGTTGCCATTCCATATCCCAATACCATTTACGCATATTATATTCTGGTAATGTTGCTAATTTATCTACTGCAAATCTAAATGCTAAAGGAACATCTGCTTCATAAGTTTGAATAAAACTATTCTTTGCAATCTTAATATCTTTAGCAGATTCAACATAAACTCTAACTAAGGATTGACCTTCTAAGTTTACCCATTCTCCTTCTTCATATTCAAAGTCTCTAGTAATATACTTAGTAGGTTTATATGTCGTAGGTCTAATCGAATTAGTAGAAATATAAAAGTATGGCTTAAACTCTTCTAAGTTTGTAACTAGTTTACCTTTATTTCTATATGAAGTGTATATCATATTTCCATTATTTAATGCGCTTATTATCATATTAATTCCCCGCTGAAAACGGTGCTTTTACTAATTTCCTATCTTCACTAACTAAGAGAAGAGGAAACTCATCCTTTACATAAAAGTTTATTTTGCTGTTCTTAGGAAAGAACTTGTGTAGTGGCCCCGAAAATTCGAGAGTTGCAGGTTCTCCGATATTAAATACTGGAGAAATTATTTCTTTAAATTGATTCTGAATAGTAGCACCAGTTGAAAACTCAACGGATGTTCCATTATAATCTAATTTATATGCACCGTGTTGTGCTAACTCACATGAAGAAATACAATCAGAAAATACAGATTGTTCTAAAGTAAAAGCCCCTTCATAATTAGAACTACCAAAAGCAGGAAGTTCTTCGGGTTCTTCTACATAAGTGATATGTTCCAACATAGTATTAAGCCTCGTCAATACTTCCATGTTGGGATGATTAACTACTCTTGCTACTGATGCTGTCTTAGTATCGGAAGATAACTTAAGAAAATCATCTCCTTCAAATAAAGTTACTTCTCCGAACTTCTTAAGGTACGGAAGAATAGTTTTAGTATTACAAATAAACTCACCATCTTCTCCACCCAATACTTCTAAAGTAATATTCATACCAAAAGTAGAATCACCATTCCAAAGATTAAGACTTCTTCCTTCTAGTTTCATATAGACATACAATCCCATAGAATTGTTTGTAAAACCAGAGGAAGTAAGATACTTACCCTTTCCTTGAATACTTTCGAGTGCTTCTGATATGAGTTTTGTATTGGCTGCAAATCTCAAATATTCCCCTCCTTTAGTTCAGAAATACCATTCCAAACTATATTAGGGGGAGTACCTTCACGAACAGTCCATCTAGTTCCAACTAAGTTACCATTAGTTCTAGAACCTACTAGTTCTGCAATAAAATGTATTTGACCTTTTACTTTCTTCTTAGAACAATGTATTTCTTGTTCTAGTTTACCGCCCCAATCTTTCCAAGCAGGTTGAATACCAGTAGCAACATTATCTACATACTTCTCAGTTTCGTGAGTAATATAGATTACATCGCACTTTAGATTAAAGATTGCTTCCAATAAATAATAGAAGGTTTTATTTCTTGGGCCATATTGATATGGCATCATTTTAGTTACAACAGTAGGATTAGGATTAACCTTGTAAATACATTTATCAAACCATGTATCTACTCCATCCATTACAAAGATAGGTTTTTCTCCAGATTCAATCTGTCCTCTCACATAACGAATAAAGTCATGTGAGTTATTTTCAGATGAAGTAATGTCAATCTTATTATCATTGTCTTGAACAATAGGGTCGAATACTTCTATTCTTTCTGTTGCATCATGACATTCAATCCATGTAGATTCAACACCACTATCCCAATCTAAAACATATATCTTTCTATCTGGAAAGTCCAGAGCAATACCAGTTTTACCAGTCTTGGGTTCTCCCCAAATACCTAATATCATTCTGCTCTGTTTATCCTGTCTTTTCTGTTCCATTAACTTTCTAAAACGTGAATTGAATTCTTCTTGTTTCTTTCCAAAGTTAGTCTTTTTTGTTTCTTCTTTATTACTTGTTATTCCCATAGGTATCACCTAAATTATTTATATCTATATCTAATTCTTTTCCATGCATCTTAGTCCATGCCATTATGATAGTTGCTAATTCAAACTTATCACAAATATATCTTGCTTCCTTTGTAGGGAAATGCATCTTAAGCCAATAAGTACCGTTTTCTTTTTCATTCTTTCTCCAAGTTAGAAAATCTACGGTTGCTAAATCAACTATATATGCATCGCCTTTCAAAAGAAATCGTTCTTCTTTTAAATCTGTTGTCATTATAATTCCTCTAAATAAGGGCATTGCACCCTCATGACCATCAATATGTTCATGGCTACACGTTCCTTTAATGTGAATCTTAATTTACTTAAAACCAATCTAAGTCGTCTTCTACAATTTGAACTGCTTCAGAAGGCGCACCTACACGGTTTGTAACGTAAAGTCCTGAAAGATTAATAGTTACTGGGTCTGCTTCACCATCAACAATTCTTTGAGAAGTTCTTCCAACTACAATAATTGAAGAACCGATACCAAAGTCAATGTTAATATGATTAGGAATCCAACAAGTAGTTACACCGCCATCATCTTCATAACTAAATTCAGCCGCAATATCTGTGATATTGATAATTCTATTACCGTTAGAAGTAGGAGTCATATTCATGTTTCCGACAACACCATCAGTAATGATGAATCTTTCCTTAGAAGGTAGAGTTTGTCTAGTAATATGCGCTCTATCGACTTCAACCAAAGGAACTAAGTGGCTAGAATAATTCTGAGCCAAACAAGTTTCAAAGTCAAAGTTTGTTGTATCTCGGTAATCATCACCATCTGGGTCTAATTCAGAATTAACTTGGAGACTCTGTAAAGTAGTCTTAGTCATACCATAAATAGCAGAACCATCTTCGCTAGGAATACATAGCATATGAATAAACTCATAACAGTTAGGAGTAAAGTCAATAGCAGGTTGATTCTTGTATGAAAACATATAAGACTTCATTTCTGCACCATCAATAGAACCAAAGAAAATACCGCTTCTTCTAAATTGTTCAACAGGTAATGGCTTACCATAATTCTTATTAGCAGAACCTGACATATATGTTGGCAAATTATCCAAAGGAATAACAAAGGTTCCATCTTCCATTTCTTCTGCACCTTCTGGTAAAGAAGCAACCATGCGTTCTTGGTATTCAGAATTGTGATAACGGGAAATATTCCACTTACCTTCAACTTCTTCTGCAATCGCTACAAATCCATCTTCAACTGCTTTATCACCATTACGAAGATATTCTTCTTTTGCTTTGTTTCTATTCCAAGACATCATATCTCTTGGTTGTTCCAATGCAATAAAGAAACCAAATGCTTTCTTTACTAAAGAATTACTTCCACCACTACTAGTTGTAGAAGTACTGCTACTTTTATTCATTCTTCGCACATTAGCAACATAAGTTCTCCATAATGCTAAAGCAATATCAGAATCCTGTGCTGTTGTGTTTTCCTCGCAAATAGATTGAAACTTGGCTAATGCTTCTTCGCCAGTCATTTCAATATATTGTGCGCTCTTTTCAATTTCGTTTTTCAATTTTTCTTCCATATTTTACACTTCCGTATTTTTTATTTTTTTTTTCCTTTAAATGAGTTGTCCAACCATCCATGATACTAATACTCTTGGTGTCATAGATGTTGAACGATACTCGCTTTCTCCTATTGTTCTTAGATATTTAAACTTCAAGTTGCTATCTATTCCGTTAATATTGATTACTGCATCGTGTAAACCGATACAAATTTCTGATATATCACGACCTGCATAAATCATGTCGTGGAGAACAGATAGAACATTTGTATTTTTACTAGTTATAAGATTAATTATTTTAACATATTCTTCTAATGATATTTCACTTTGTTTCTTTAGTGAGATGTTTGAGTGTTTAGCGGCCTGTATTTCAGTAATCGCTCTCCTTAAATCACCGTTCAGAGTGCCTATAAAGGAACTCAATTCATTATCATCAAATCCAGTTATACCTTCACGTTCGAGAATATCTTTAATTACTTCAAGTATTTGCTCATTAGTTAATGGAGCGAAATGATAATTTGCACATCTACTTTGTAGTGGATGTATAATCTTATTCTTATTGTTACAAGTAATAATAAAACGCACATTACTAGCATATCTCTCCATTATTCTTTTGAGAGCATTTTGAGCATCATTAGTCATACCTTCCATTTCGTCTAGTAATATGATTCTAAATGGTGCATCTCCAATAGTTCCGCTTTGTGCTATTTGTTTAATTAGTGTTCTAACAGTTTCCAGTTTCCTATCATCAGATGCATTAATCTCAAAGAAATTATCTATTGCTTCCTCTCCTAACATAGAGAATGCTAAGGCTAAAGCCGCCCCAGTTTTACCTGTACCTGCTCTACCATAGAATAAAACATTAGGCATATCCTTTTCTTGAATCCATAATTCAGCATCCATCTTAAAATGAAGTTGTCCTATAATGTCTCCTAGTTTTTTTGGTCTATATTTTTCTGTCCATAGCATATTTATATCCTCCAGTAATTTAGTTTATTAATTTTTCTACATCTTAGATGTAGTTTTTTAAGAACAGTAGTGAGTTCCCAACTATTAGGAACCCAATGCATTCCACTATCCTTTAGAATCATAACAATGTCTGCTGAACATAATTCAGTTCCATCTTTTAATGATGGCATTATTCTTCTTTTAATCATTTCTTCTCTACTTATTCCCACCATGTTATTCACCATTGAAGTATTCACTTAGAGTTTTAATCTCTAATTTGATTGGGTCTTTTTTAGACCTTCTTTTCTTCTCCTTTAAACCCAAGAGTCTTGAGTCTCCATTGTTTAGTTTATTTCTAACATAGAGAGCATACTTCTCATCCTTTAATAATTGCTTCAATATAGTTACATTAGAGTTACTAATACCTAGTTTTCTAGCAAGATAAGGTATCTTAGAATATGTTTTTCTTTGTGGCATTTTAAGCCTAGAGAAATCCATACCGTTGTGTCTATATGCTAGAAGTTCATAGAAGTATCTTTGACTCCATCTTCTTTTAACTACGCTATCAATAAAAATTAATTTATTAGGATGTATGTTTTCACATAGCCAAGAAAGTATTTGAACATCAGGTGGTTTATTGTAAACCAATAATTGGGCGACCATATCTCTGTCGGGTTGTTTCAAGTATTCTTGAACTAATGAATAGGTATCTTTTTCATATGAAAAAGGCTCATCCCCTCTCGGTGCTTTTTCTTTTATTGCTTCTCTTAAGAAGTTTCTATTACCTGCTCTTTTAATTTGGCACATTGATTTGATTTCTTTAGGTACTGATTTTTCATTGATTGAAGTTAATACTACTTGACCTTTGTAATTTCTAAGTACAAATAATATTTCATCTTTCTTTGATTTAAAGTGAACATCTTCTATTATGATACCGTCATCAATTGGTATTGAGAATACATCTTTTAGTCCCATTTCATTAGCATAAACAGTAATGGGATTATTCACAAAGGTTTTAGCCTTTGTAGATTTACCTGTTCCTGATTTACCTGTTAAAAGGATAGGTCTATTTCTTTTCATATTTGTTAATCCCATTATAGTACACCTTTAATTTCAAATAATCTTTCCATGCCTTCTAAGGTTAGATGTTTCTTCTCTGAGATAATATCTACGCATTCCGAGAATGATTCCCATTCGTCTTTAGAATGAGGCAAAGAAGTATAAACAAGTTCTTTTACTTTGTAAAGATTCTTAATTCCTCCTATTCTCAAAATAGGTTTATTTCTAGTCGAATGTTCTACCTCACGATAAGTTGTTTCTATTTCATGATGGTATAGGCTTCTCTGTAAAGCCAAAAGAAATTTTGCATTCGCTCGTATATTTAATCTCAATCTTACTCTATAACCGATAGAAGATACATCAGATGATGTAATATTCAAATCCATTTTAGTAGAGGATAATAGAATACCAATAATCATTTCTTTACTAAACATCACAAATCCTCCATGTACTTAGAATTATCAGGCCAATAACCATTAGGGTCTTGACTAGGATGCATTTCCCACCAATACATATGAGCAGGAGTAATAGTTTTATCTCCTTTAATTTCTGCATTTTCTTCAGCCGCCACAACTAAATCCTCTATTGCTCCCTCCATCCAAACTTTTAAGAAAGCAACAAAGTCTCTAGATATAGGCATATCAGTATGTTCTTTAATCATAGAACGTAGAGAGAGTTTACCAGAGCGATTAAATTTAGGTAATGTAGGTTTTACTGGAATAACGAATGTGCCATCTTCTTTGAAGAATGGAACTAATTCCAATTTCATCTTTCTAGGTCTACCTTTTGGATTAACTACATCTTTAAGATGAGCATAACCATCTTCTATTCTTATAACCATAAAGGTTGCTCTTTCTACTCCTGTTCCTAAAACAGTTAAGTCTCCTTTCTTAATCATTAAACATCACCTTGTCTGAGGATTGCTGCTATATATTCATAGTCTGCTTCTTCTTCTACTGCTTTAAGTGCAGTTTTGAGAATAGTGCGGAGCCTAGTTTTAAGCAAAGATTCTAGTTTAAAATTCCTATGAAGTAATTCTGTTCCTTCTTCTGAAGCAAGAAAACTTTTCAACTTCAATTCTTGAATTAACTTGTAATTAGTATTAGTTCTAGGTACTTTTTTAGAAGTCTCTTCATTTCTAAGAACATGAAGTTTATCATGGAGTTTATCTAATCTAGTTTTAATCATCTGTAATTGATGATACTGTTCACGAATTAGACTTCCTACCTTGTGTTTATTTAAGTCGTCTATTTCATAGACTCTGCCTTTTATATCTGCTATGTAATCTGTTCTGAATGTCATATTAGTTCCTCTATATTCTTTATTGTGTTTATATCTGCTACAAACTTATCCTCTCTTATTCTATGCACTCTAGGAAATCTGAGAGAATAATTTCCTTGCTTGTCCTTTGTTACTAAGTCTGCTTTAATTTCCAAAACAACTCTTGGTAAGAAATAGTAAGTAGTGTTCTTAAAGTTCTCAACATTCTTTCTCAGAGTATTTGTTAAACTGATTAAGTTAGCATCTGTTAATCCGCTTCCTACACTAGTTACTTTAACAAAACCATTTTCTGACTTTGCTCCTAAGTCGAAAGAAGCAAAATAAGAAGAATTTTTACCATCACCGTATCTTGCTGATAGAATAACTAAATCTAAATCAATTTGAGGTGGTTTATGCTTAGCCCAGTACTTTGACCTTTTACCAGATTCATAAGGAGCATCGGCATCTTTTACAATAATGCCTTCAAAGCCATCATTTATTGCTTTATTATAGAATGCCATTACATTATCAGTTGAACGCTCTGCTTGGTCTGGTAAGGTTTCTATTTTTTCTAGACGTTCTGAATAAGGAAGATTCATTATTGTTTCACCTTCAATTAAAAGACAATCGAAAATTACCCACTTTACAGGGCATTTAGCAATAGCCTCTGCTTTATCTTTAGAATGAACTCTAGTTGCGAGTTTAGAATGAGGTGCAGGTCTTTCTCCTTCTATTGGATATATTTCTCCATCTAGAATTAGATTATCTGATTCATATTCTCTTACAATGTCTGCGACATCAGAAAACTGTTCTGTTACAATATTGCCTTTTCTATTGAAAACAATAACACTATCTCCTTGCTTATGTATTTGATAGCGATTACCGTCATACTTGAAATCTACAATCTTATTACTAGGCCATTTATTCATAGGGATAGCCTTTGCTAACATAGGCGCAACAAATCCTCCATGAGTTAAATTCATTGGTGGTTCTTCATTCATTTCATAATAAGAAACAACATCGCTAATAGAATTAAAGTTACAATGTTTCTTAACTACTGAAATCTTTTTATCATAGTGTTTCGCCATCACTTTCTGTAATGTAGAATTTTTGATTCCATTTCTGGTTGTTCTTAACCAGTAACGAATAAACCATTTTACTTCAATGTCTGACATTTTCAATAAGCATTCGCTAATAAGTTTAAATGAATCAGAAAGCATATTCCCGCAATCTAATTCAATTAGGGTTTTGAATGTATTAATAGTGTATTCGTTTTCTTTATTAGTATTATCGAACCAATACATTGCTTCTCCTAAGTCTCCATAGTTATCGTATTCTGAAACTATTTCATCTTCAAAAACATCATAAATTTTAGCCATCCATTTTTGTGCTTTAGATAGGCCAATATTATTAGTCTTGAGTTCTAAACTCAAAATACTAAATAATGTAGGTTTGTCCTCAAAATTCTCCAGTTCCCTCGAAAGGAACGTTATTGCTTGAGTTGGGGTCATGTTCTCGCTTGCTTCCAGCATTCTTGCTAATTGTTTCATTGTCATCTATAATCATCTCCATATTTTTATTTATTGTTTTTACTAGTTCTTTTAGTAAGTCGCCTAGTTTTCCGTTATGTTGCTCTGCATATTTCCACATAGCATTTGCTAAATAGAGCCATTCATTCTTCTTCATCGTCGAGCCTCTGTAATAGTCTTAGAAAGTTAGTCATCATTAAAGATACTACTTCTGCCTCTTCATTTTTATTTAATGCTAGTAATTTATGCATCATGCTAATTAAAGTGGCTTGAGTAATTGCAGGGGCTAATTTTGCTAAAGAACCATTTACTTGTATTTCCCAATAGCAAATAAAGGATGCTCTTGCAAAATAGTTTGCATATCTAACATCCTGTGCCGCAATATTGAAATGAGCAACAACCATTGTGTTTAGTTTCTTTCTTTTCTCTTTACACCAAGCGGCAAACTTTTTATCATTATTGGCTATTAAATATAATTTATTATTATTCATTCTTCTTCCTCTGTTTGATTTAAGTGTTTTAAAACTACTTCAGTTATTTCCTTTGTTAAAAGCGTTTGAATATCAGAGAAGCAATTATCAATATG